ACATTCTTAATATCTAAATCAACTGCTCTATTTTTTGGATATTCAAAATCAAATCTTACTAACAAATCTTCAGTAGATGATGTATATGAATTACCAACAGTAGAATCAGGCATAAGAGTATGTGTTTCAATTACACCATCCTCTAAAGGTTGCTTCCATAATCTAAACTCATCTACTCTACCATCTAACTCATATCCTACTGATAATGAGAAAGCAGAACCAGAATCCCATCCATTATCACCAGTTATAGTCATAATATCACTAGATACATTACTTCTAATTCTATCACCAAATGCTTCTTTAGCTATTATTTGGAATTGTGAATCCGAACCTACTACTTCTCTGTTAATAACAATTTGAGTATATTCTTCGTTGAATATATTAAATGGTTCCGTTGATGATGATTGAACATTACCTGTTGCACTTTCTGAAACATATAAATCTATTGTACCAAATGTACCACCAGTGTTTGTAACACCAACTCTCCATAATGGAGTTGAGAATACACTATTAGCACCCTTTAGTATGTTATAGTTTGCAGGAGTTTGCATATTAACAGTCATTTCAACTGCATTTGGATATGAACCATCAACTTCTTTCCATTGTAAATTTATAGATTCACCACTATTGTTAAAGTTTATAGCTGATGTTCTATCTTCGAATGTAAATTTAGATGTACCTCCCTCAATTGGGTCAATTGGTCCACCAAACTCCATAATAGTAAGTAAGGAGTTAGGAATACCATAACAAGCCATTACTGCTTTAAGAGAACGTGATGTACCTTTATGCTTTAATATGTAAGGTAGGTTGTTTAATATACGTCTCCATATCTCATTGTTTGCAGATTTAAGGGATTGTGAATATTTTTGAGTACCATCTTTATATTGACCGAATGCGTATTCCCATAAAAATTGAGAATCATAAGCTTTCTTACCATCCCAACCCAATGATTCCAACATACCATACATTAAATCATTTGAAAAACCTAAATTAGCTTTATGTTGTGGTGTTTTAATTTTAGTTAATCCATTTATATACACCCATAAGATATCATAGTGTTGTCCTACCATATCCATAAACAACATATAATCATCATTTTGATAATCCTCTTTGATAAACTCAGGAAGATTATTATTAAGATAATTTACATTGTTTCTATCATAGGTAGATGCAACCTGTATTGTTGAATTGTACCATGCTATTGAGGTTGAATTAGATGATGCTAGAATAGCATTACCACTCTTTGGATATGATAACGAATCACTATATTGTGTATCGGTATATAACCACTTTTCAAAACCATCAAAGGTTCCGATTAAATCGTTTATTTTTGTTAATTGCCCCTTTGATTCGGTTTCTATAATTGGAGTCAATGTTAACGCATCCAATTGTAAATTATCACTACCTTCAGTTATTATTGTGTATCCATCATATGAACCACCCTCAGCAAGTACAAAACCTAATTCAACAGTGTTGGTTGTTAATTGATTATATTTTAATTGATATGATTCTAATAATTGAATCTTATACCAAAAGTTTTTTATTCGTTCTTCAGCAGAACCAAAGTTTACAAAATTTTCAAATTTATGTACAGAATTACTAGCATATTCTATATTTAACTTTTCGGTATCAATACCAGTCTTACTAACATATTCTTGTATAAGTGAAGTAGATGTAGTTGAACCATTTGCAAGTAAATCATCATACATTTGATACCCAGTACCTTCATTATTTTCTAATTTAAAATTAGGTCCTTTTAATGGTTGACAAACATCAATATCATCACCCACTATTGTAAGTGTATCGAAAATAGGTTGGGATTGTAGTTTAGTAATCCATACCGTTTGATTGGTTGATACTGATGTTGGTAGTGGTTCGTATAATTTAAGAATTAATGATTTATCGTTTGAGCTTTTATCCGTTAATCCAGTCCAAGTAGTAATAAGTTTATTATTACCCTCACCCATATGTAATAAGTGAGTTAAATATTTTGAATCATCAAATATAGATTTATCAAATTGAGATATAAACCCTTCAGCTATTCTATTAACAACAACTGAACGTGGTATTTCTAAATCACCTTTATCAAATAAAATATCAATTTTTTCTTCAGGACCCTTTACTTCATTACGTTTACCATTTAAATTATATGGTACTAACTTTAATTGTATATTTACCTTATCACCATAATCGTTATTTGCATTTCTTACATTACGATTGGTTGGTGGTTTAGCTGTTAATGTGGTTCTTTTATCTAATAATTCTTTTACATTTAATGTAGTAGTTCCCCTTGGACCTAACTGAACATATTCAGTAGAAGCTCCAATATACATTCTAATAACAGTAGTATCTACGGAATTCCAACTAATATCAAAATCAACATCGTATCCTATGAAATCAGCTCCCCTTACTTCTTTTGGATATGTAATTTCCCTAATATCAGGAACGTTAACATATACATCAGAAACTACGTTTATTACTAAATTAACAGATTGATTTGATATATCTATTTGTTGTGGTCTAATTTCTTCTACTAATAATGATTCAAGTCCAATTGGTTTGATATCACCAATATCTTTTATAGGTAATAGTGTTGATAACCCAGCAGAGTTTATTGGCTTTGTGGGAAAATTTACAGAATTTACTGGTTTAATTATTGGTTGATTAACTTGAGGAATATTAAATTGCTGCAAAGTAGTACTACCAAAGGTAATATTACCAATAGTGAACCCACTCAATAATGATGTAGTAGAACCGCCTCCTATATTATTAAAATTAGCTAATATCATTATTTATAAATACTGTTTAAATGGTTCATCTATTCGCACTACACCACCACCTGTAATATTATCGGGACTAGTTAGTATGGTCGTACTGCCATTATTACTTCCAACACTACCACCACTTCCAGGGTTGGGAGCAACATATGGATTACCAATTTGTGGTTCTTCCTTTACTGGTTCCTCAACTATCTCAATTGGAGGTTTTATAATTTCCAATGGTGGCTTAACTACAGCGATATCATCTTTACCATAATCATTTAAAGAAAAAGGAAATATCTCAATATTATAATTTCCTATAACTTTAAATGCAGAATGTGGTATAGTAATTCCACCAATATCCCCATCTGCTAAATCATCAAATTCTAAAACATCATCACCTATAATTACAGTAACTACCTCAACCGCTGCATTCTTTTTAAATGCAATTGGTACACCGGTTTCACTATTTATATTGTAAAGTCTATTTTCTTTTTTTATTAATTCTATTTCAGGTGAAACACCAGATACACCTTCTTCTACACCCTCAACCTTTATAATAATCTTATAAGCTTCATTTAAAATGAAATTCATTACTAACGATTCAGTACCCTCTGAAACTAATGTTGTAGGTGGTGTTGTTGTTCCACCCTTTCTATATGAAATCTCAGTTATTCTATATAATTTTTCATCGGATGATGATATTTTGTAATTAGTATTTGGTATATCTGAGTATTTGGTTGCACCAATCGCTGGGAACATTTGTGCTCCTTTTTTTGAATTCTTTTCCAACAAAACAGGATTACCACCAGTGTTACCAATTATATTTATGTTTAACTCGTATGTAACATCATCATCAACTGGAGGTGGAATCTTAGTACTTAGTGAAAATACTAAATTCTTTAAATTACCATATTCGGTTGAGTTTGGATTTACTTGCTCTACATCATCGATATAATATTTACATGCGATATCAGCTACACCAGTTCCAATAATTTGATTTTGAATATTATCATTTTCTATAAATGAAGCACCATTTCCATTTAATGATATAACGTATTTTTGTTTACTACCATAACCAGTCTTAGATAACGTTATAGTTTTATTTCCACTTTGAATTAAATCAGCTTTTGTAATAGTAAGTTGAGCCGGTGTTGTTTGGCCGGAAGCTACTCCATTAATTAAAACACTAGCACCTATAACATTAGATGTAATATTAAAAACAGTATTAGGTGGAGTTATTTTTATTCCACCACCACCAGTAAAACCACCACCACCAGTAAAACCACCACCACCAGTAGAATCACCGCCACCAGTTCCATCAATTCGTATAAGATTATTAGCGCTACCACCAAAGCCACCTCCTCCGAAATCTCCGAAATCAGGATCTAAAATGCTGTTTGTATTGTAATCATTTAGTACCGCCATATCTATAAATATTAATAAATAATATTAACTATCACTACCACCACCGCCACCACCAACAGCGTATGAATTGGCGTTTTGTAATGTATTATTATTTGTTGGAGCCGTTGTAATTGTGTTAACTAAATCTTTCTTTGTTGATTTTATTGGATTTGGTGAAGAGAATTTAGGTACTGCTAAATCTTTTGGTATTTCGGCTTTAATTAACTCTTCTAACTCCCAATTCTTTGTCCAAGGATTATCAGCAGTATCTACTTTCTTTTTAGTTACATTTACAAGTGCAGGTTTTGGATTTATAACAACATCACTTTCTCTACGTTGTAATATAGTACCCACCTTATCGAAACTTTCATCATATACCTTATCTACCTCAGATTCAGTTTGGATTGCCCTCTTTGGTAAATATTCTTCAATACACTCAATCATTATTCTATTAGCTGCTAAAAGTACATCATCTACTGAGAATTTTAATGATGGTTTCGATGGTTTTGGATTACCATACATATTACTATTAATCGATGAGAATCTATTTGAAAATTCGTTAAACATAGCTTCTCTAAATTTGCTATGTAATTTAGTCATCAATATATCAAAACCAGATATACCAAACTCCACTAACATTTTATTATACCATTTTTTAGTATAAATATTTTTTATAAATGAATCTATTGTTGTAGGTGTTATTGATTCTATAAATTCAGGTATGTATGGAATTATATCTTCTCTGAAATCACTTCCATCAACCATCACACCAAATCTTTCAAGTAAATCAGTTTTATCAGCTATATCATTTCTAAGTGGTAATAACTTTACCTCAGTTCTAGATGGTGATATTTCTTTAATCCACAATTTTTCATTTGGAGATTCATACCCAACTCTCTTATTTAGTAAGGTAACTTGTGTTTTAAAAATTCCATTATCATATCCAGCTTCGTTTATTAATCGTTCCGCATCTATAAAATATTCGGATGGGAAATTGAATGCTTGGAATGTTGTACCATCTGCAACTAAAAAATAATCTTTAATATTTTCAGAGTTCATTGGTATGTATCTAATTAACTCACCAAAATCACCTTGCGGTAATTGGTTATCATTGACATCATATAAGATAAACTCAATCATATCAGAATCAGTAAATCCAAAGAAAGATTGTAATTTACCTTCTTCAAAGATAGTTCTATCTTTAGATGATATTCTATATCCCTTATCGTTTATTATTTCTTTGAATGTCTTAATTGCCATTTTACTTCTTTTTGTTTTTTCTTAACCTACCACTTAACTGAACATTATCCTTTGTACCATCATCAAAAGTAACTTCAACTTTATATTGTGAGTTATAATTCTCAGCGCCTCCTCTAGGTGGGTCAAGTTGTTCTACTTTATCATCGAATTTCAATTTGAAATTCACAGTACTTTCAGGTGCTACAGTTTTATTAGCTAACTCAGAATACGCGGCGTACATTTTTGTTCCTGATACTTTAAGGAATTCTATTTTGGTAATTGTTAATGTACTACTTATGTTTTTTACATCAATAGCTATCTTACACGTATCTCTCCAATTAGTTTTATCTTTAATCAGTTCCTTACTTGTAGTATCTTTCATATCCCATTGAGATTCCTCTGAACCAATTACAACAACAGCGAAGTTTGAACTAGAACCAACAGTTCCACCGGCAGCAGTTGCGGCTGATAATCCATATACTTGGTCTCTTAAACTTTGATTCTCCAATGTCAATGCTTCAGTTCTAGCAGTTAAAGATACTCTTTGAATTGCTTCGTTAATTGAATTTTGTATTGCATTTTGTAAATCAATTGTAGTTTCACTAATTTTTAAATTAATTATACCATTTTGAATTTCAAGTGTAGATGCTTTTAATATCTCACTATCCGCTTGTATTTTTAAACTTTCACTTACCACTTCTAACTCAGAAACTTTTGATGTTAATTGAAGTACTTCAGAATTTAAGGTTTCTATTGTAGTTGTTAACGTACTAATGTTATTAGTAGCTTCATCATATATTGAACGTAATACCGTATCAGGTAGTTCTACTGGTTCATTTGGTATTAATTCAAATATATCAGTATCAATTGATTTTTCTAACTCATCACGATCATATTTAGGTCGTATTAACTTTCCACCTATTATACCACCATCTATTTTATCATTGGTTAGAATACCGGCTTCACTTAAATTACCATAATTATCAGTTGGTATTTCGGATAAATCAGGATATCCTTTTATATAAGGTGCATTTGGTTTTTCTTTTTTTGCTCGGACTATTCGTATTCCTGCTGAATTCTTTTCTTGCAAAACAGCTGAACCACTTACTAATATTTTTTGAACTTGCTTTTCGTTCTTTAAACCCGAATTTTTTCTCATCTTAACCTATTACACTAAATGTATAATCATCATCGAAGAATTGTACATTACCATCAATAACAACTTTGAATTCTATTTTATATACTCTATCAACTTCCCAATTAGATAAGTTTAATTTAAAATAGTTACCACTATCATCACAACTTAATTTTGTAAAATTACTAAACGGAACAATAACATCATCCGAATGATAATCTTTAATTTGATAATAAGATAACGTTGGTAAAAATTTACTTATACCATATTGAGCTGTTGATGTAAATGACTTTAATGGATATAAATCCCGTCCAATCACTCTCAACTTAGGAGTTGTATTTACTTTGTATTCTTTTTTAAAGTTTCTGATTCCTATTTTTATTTCCTCCGAACTAAGTTCAGTTAAAGAACCAGTTGTAAATGAAACATCATCCCACCCTATTCTTAATTTAGGTTGATGTATTGTATGAGTTTCTTTACTAAATAATTTTAAGATACCATAATCAGTAGAATCATTCTCATTTGCTAATGGTAGTTTAAGTATAATACCATCATTTGGTATTGAACCACTAATCCAATCTTCTACAATATCCTTAACATCCATATTGATATCAGATGTTTGGTATTCAAAATTTTGAGTACTGTAAGTATCATAATAAAAAGTACCACCCTTTCCTTCATAAGAACCAGTAGATACTTCAGAAAACTCAGATGTTTGCAACCAACGTTCTTTTGTATCACCTTCTCTATTGTTCCAAGTTACACCAGCGGTTGATATATCATCAAATCGAGTACCCTTACCCATTTCCCAACTTTGTGAGATTGGATATGCCTCTAATGTAAATTCCAATGGTAGTTCCTCAGAATCAGTTTCTTTTAATATAAGAGTTACTTCTGCCAATGAAACATCACCACTAACGATACTTTCAGATACCCCATTTAAATCAAATTTAAGGAGTGCTCTTGATACATCTTTAATGTTACCATAATATACCTTACTAACTTCTAATACCTCATCTAAACCAGTGTTTTGGTCAGGTTGTTGTAAGTAAACCGATGCATCTTTTGATGCTGTTAAAAAGTAATACATTATCTAGCTCTCCCTTTTATATCCACATCTGGAAATTTAACTTCAAAAACTGATGGGTCTAAAGATGGATATAAAATCTTATCTTTAATCGCATTTTCTATATTATATGAATTTGGTGAATAATTACCATTACATTTATTTATAATTTTTAATTTAGGAACAGAACTTACACCATCAACATTTGCTAATAGTAATTCCAATTCCGATATGTTTATAGTATTATTAAATGTCCAATTATTAATATCAAAATAATCCTTCATTTCATTAATACATTCAGCAACAACTTCACTTTTATTATAATTCCGTAATGTTATTACCTCAAACTCAATAGCAATATTAATAACAAATCCATCGGATATGTTTATACCATCAGTAAGGATTTTATATTCGTTTAAATATGTTTTTAAATTCTCTTTTACAGCTGTGTTTAGTTCCGTTAATTTACCATTCCCATCATATCCTAATAAATAAAGATTTATTGCAAATGGATTATTCTTCTCATTATCATTTGAAGTTTTACCTATTAAGAATTTCTGAAGTTCATCTCTAACAGCTTTTCTATCAGGTTCCTCTCTATCAGGCTTTTCTACAAATCCCATTACTAAATCAGTAAACTCTTGCAGAGCTTTAGGTGAACTTAAAATAGAAGAAGGTGAATTATTATCCAATGTACCATCTGCCGTAGCGTATGATTTTGCAATTGAACCATATTTGGTTGGCATTGATAATACTCTTACTTGATAATCTTTAGCAGTTACTGCTCTATTCTGAGAACCAAAGTTTGCTAATGCATTCTCTCTAATCTCTTCAATAGTATCACCACCCTTACCACCAGTTGCAGGTACCTCATTATCAACTGCTACGGAGTTTTTAGTTGCCGATAGTATTGCGTTTTGAGTATCTGTAAGTGATTGTAAGTCCTCTTCAAATGATATTGAATTTATTGTAGTAAGTGTATTCGTTGCTACATTTGAAGATACACCACCACCTACTAAATACTTTACAGTAATAGTTGTATTCGATGGAGATGTTCCATATGTTTTTGTTTTTAAAAAGTTAGTTGGGTCAAATGATTCATTTAATTTACTAATTGAATTAGGTAATCCCAATCCAACATTTTTTAAGTTTGGAATTAATTGTTCATCATTTGCCGTTGGGTCACCAGCTCCAAATTGAATAGTAGTTGTACTATCCCCATTTACCTTCTTAACAAATCTACGAGGTGTTTTTATTGTTTTAAGAATATAAGGTACAGTTGTTTTGAATTGATATAAATCAGGATCATTTATTTCAGTATTTGGATAATCCTCAAATACCATCTCCTGTCCTAAGTAAGGAACTTCATACCATTTGTTTCCATTAGAATCTCTTACATCATAAATATCAATTACATTAGTATCATTTAATTCAATGGTTTGAAATGATTCATAAGAACCAAATTCATATTCTTTAGTTTCAACTTTTGCTGAAATAGCTTTTGTGTATTTTTTTATTAAATAGAATGTTGCTTCACCAGTTACACTATCAGTTTCATATATGGTTATCTCCCTATCAGTATCATCTGTAAAATCTACAATATCTTGTGTTATGAATATTATATCATCATTAGTTACCTGCATACCCTCCTTAATTCTAAGTAGATATGATTTATCATATGTATTACTACCACCAACGCCAATTGCTGGTACTAATTGATAAACTGAAAGAGTTGTTACAGCAGGTGATGTTACCTTTGGTTGATATCCCAAGTACTGAGAAAGTGCTATTACATTATCAATATCCTCAGCATGTACCATCAATGATTCCTTTAAAGTATCATCTATATAATACGAAAGTGAATCTCCGATATAAGAGGCCATTTCTATGAACATCATACCTGGTGATGATTCATTAAAATCAGAATAAGTTTTTGGGAAATATGTTTTAGCAAACTCAATTAGATTTCCTCTATATTCAGAAAAATCTTTGTTAAGGTATTTTATATCCTTTCCCCTATTCTTAAAGTTTTTATTTGTTTTTGTTATAGCCATATTATTATCCCTGTGCGGTAAATGTTACTACGTTTAAGTCAGTATTATCACCAATTCTAAATTTAACTGAAACGTTTATTCTATTATTATCTTTTAAAGTATCTGATGAATCTACCTCTATTTCTTCAGCTGTTACATATGGTAACCATTGTTCTAAGCTTTGATTTATAGTATTTTCAATTCTACTTTCAAAATCATCAACATTTGGTTCAAATAGTAATTCCTGCAATCCACTTCCGAATTCAGGTTGTAATATTCGTTCACCTCGTTTAGTTAATAATAAATTTTTAATATTAGATTTAACTTGCTCCGATGTTTGGAATGTTTGTTCAAATGCAGTATTGGTTATTTGAATAGGCAAAGATATACCAATCGCATAATCATTATACGATTTAGTATCTTTAATAATTTTTCTTCCTAATTCAACTGCCATAATCTATATTACATTCCTGGTCTCCAAGGACCCTTTTGTTTATCAAATGCTTTTATAAGTTCTGAATTATCTCTATTCAAAACTCTATCCAACCCAGCTAATCCAGTTGAGACACC